TCATCTTCGCCGTCATCTTCTTCAGACGAAACAGGAGCGTTTGCCTTACCAAGAACGGACTTCCCCTCGATCTCGTCCTCTTCTTGTTCGCCGTCCATCTTGTCCATCGACATGATCTTTGGGGACTTTAGCTCAGTGGACATGATCTCCATTTTGCCTTTGACTGGGCTATCTTCACCCATGGCGTCTGGCATCATATGAAGTTCATCAAGAAGGTCTTCGATTGCTTTGATCATTAGTTCTTTTTTCATGGTTCCCTCGTTTAGTTTCCAGCTCTGAATATTGAAAAATAGTTTCTGGTAGTAGAAGCGTTAATGGAAGGGCTTGTTGCGCTAGACAATCCAACAATCGTAATCGTATCTCCAGCAACGCAGCTAATAAGGTCGTTAATACTTACGTACAACGATGTGTTTGCTCCTCCCGCAACCGTTCCTGCGTCAGACATAATCGAACCACTCTTAAATATCTTAAGAGATGATGATTGGTTTAGAGCGTAAGTTCCAGAAATCTGAAGGGCTGCTCTAACGCTATATTTACCATTCATTGGAATTGTATAAGTTCCAGATGAGTAGGCATTATGGCTATCAAAGTCTTTTGTAGAGTAGACAATAGTGGCGTCAGACCCAGAAATGGTTGTCGACGACGAGTAGTATCGTGCATTAACACTTTCGCTTGCAGCAATCTGCGAAGGACCGCACATCCTGTTTATAATCCAGTAGCTTCCTCCACCGATTGAAGCGGTACTTAGAAGATCAATCGAAGCCGACATTTGGTTTGATACATAGATTTCATAGTAATCCCCAGCTTTTGCTGTCGGATCATCAAATGAAAACGTTACACCAATCGTCGAAAATGATGCGCTTTCCTTGGTAAACTGGACGGAGTTAAGCTCGCCACCGTTTTTATACAAAATAAGAGCGGCGCTTCCAAGGCTTGCAGTAGAAGCAAACGATATCCCGCCCTTGAACTCGTATACCCCTGCAACTGGTACGGTATATCTATAGTTTGTTGCCGAGTCGTAGGCTGCGTTTGAATCTGAAACAACACCATTGAACTGGCACTTAACCGCTGCACCGGTTGTGATTGTTTGGGCTGTAGACGATCTAAATACCTTCGCCTGGATAACCCTTGTGTCCGTTTGGTCGCTGACAACAACGTTAGAGGACCAGCCAGCGATTGGAACTTTAACTGTTAGCCAAATATAGTCAGGATGATTCGAAATGCTTACTGGAGCCGTGGGAGTTACTGCACTTTCACCGGCAGTTGTAACGCTCGTCAAATACGTCGCATTAAAATATCCGTTCCCACTGTTATTATTATAAAATGCCTGTAAACCACTTACAATGACCCCGGTTTGATAAATACCCCCGTAACCAACGCGCATCCCGTCGCCGTTAGATGATAGTTTCGTATTATCTACAACCAACCCAGACGGCGCGTAGAAACTTAAACTGGTACCAGATGGCGTTCCAGTTGTTTGAACTTTGTAGGTAATTTCAGCGGTGTCTCCAACCCGTCTGTAATATCCACTTAAAGTAACGTTGGTCCAAGAATTGACAAGCGTTGGAGTAAAAGCCGTCCAGTCAGTAACCGCCGCACCATACGAGTAAGTATTTGGAGCCACAATTACTCGGTCAAACTTAAGAGCGTACGCACTCGCTGAGGTCGAGGCCACATGCCAGATAAGTCGGTAAGATGTCGAGTTAATCGCCGTCTGAAACTCCCCAGTCCACGTCTGAGCATTCGAAGAGTTTAAGATCGTGACAGGTACAGGCTCAATGACGACAGAGTTTGTAATGTCGTACAAATAAACTCGCATGCCGCCATCAGCATACGTTCCGCTTGCTACAGCATAGTCAAACTGCACATGAAGCATCTTGCCTTGGTCAGCTGACGAGATCGTAAAGTCGTAACTTACACCCTCTCCCTGACGGTTGGCCGCATCCTTTGTGAACAACCCGCTCCCAGCACCAGCTAGAGGACTAGAAGTTGTCTGCGTAAACGTAACAGTAGGAGACCCTCCAGTTCCGTTAACAGGAGCAACGCCAGCAGCATCCGCATAAGTAGCCCAACCAACAACACCAACGTCAAACGTACCATTGAGTACATAGTTGATGTTCCCGCTACCCGATCCCACTTGAGTCTCAACACCGCCGTCATTCAACTGGTAGAGCTGACCATCGGTCTTGAAGTAAACCCGACCAAACCCGCTAGCTGGGGTTGAAGGAGTTGCAATCTCTGGGAGTTCAATTGGCTGTGTTGTTAGGTCGTAGCCCGTTCCACCCTTTGCTTTAGCAAGGTTTGCTTCAGTGGTGAGAAGACCCGAACCATCTGTAACAACCACTCGACTAGCAGTAAGAGACGCTCCACCCGAAGGTATTACGTTTCCGTTGAAGGTAAGAGCGTTCCCACTTGATACAGTAAGTGCTAGATCCGCAGAGTTTGCTGCGTTTCTCCATGAAACCGTCTCAGTATTCCCAAGACGAAACACCCCAGCAGCTGATGGGTTTGTTGCCCTGCTTTTCACATAGGAAGCTTTAAGACCAAAAGAGGCCCCAAAATCTACTTCGCCAGTGAGTGTAAACGATCCCCCGCTTTTCTGGAGAGTAGAAGACGATACCGCAACAATCCAAGACGTGACGTTCGTGCCCCATCCCGTCTCTCTGTTTTGTGGAATCGTATACGAAGAACCGTTTACACTTACTGATACACTCATGATGAGCTTCCCCTTTAATGAGTACTACTATCTTCTTTTAGGTCGAAAAAGTAACACCCGACAGGAGCACATAGGTAGGGCTAACTCCGCCTGAGAGAGTCGAACCACTTGCCGTGATATGCGTACCACCAGTGATTGGCCACGAATTTCCAGAAGCGCCAACATCGTTAGCAGTGATCGTTACAACAGCTCCAGATGGAGAAGCCGTAACAGCTCCGCTCACAGCGGCCGTTGCGTTGATCACGGCTGCCAAGTTCTCAGCGGTAGCCGTATCATCAGCACCCTTGTTGAACTGGGTTCCAGTTGCTCCTGAGTTTACGCAAGTAAAAGTCGTTGCAAGAATCTGACAGGTGTTCGTTGCTACAACTCCAGAGAGCGTAAAAGTTCCAGTCGCATTCGCAATCGAAGTTGGAGAAACTTTGATCGCCATACCGCTTGGGTTTTGAAACACAGCCGCAAGATACTTTTCAAGCTCTGCAGCATAAGCTGCCCGGTTTCCAGATGAGTTTGCAATGCTTGGAACCAGTGTTGTTCCAAATCCTGAGGTGTCGTTAATGAGGAAGCTAATTTTAGACATGAGAATCTCCTATAAATTTATATAAATATTAGGCTGAAAGACCTGAGGAAACAAGGTGGCCCCCTCCTTGGGTACCTACCTTGCTTAACCTCAAGTCTCTCTAGCCGCTATCTAAGACTCAACACCTATTAGGTGCTGTTCACGATTCCGCTGAACAGAATCGATTTAGCCGGTGCGTCGGTGAAGATCGCTTGGCTGGTGTAAGCGCGCATTTCCACGCCAGCTTTCGTTGGGATGTGGAAGAAGATGTCGTCTTTGAACATTGGGTCACCAAACACAATGTCGACGGCACCAATACGTTTCCAATGGTCGGTTGGGAGCGCGTATGCGTACCCTTCTTTCACAAAGCCGCATGGCTTAATGACAGTTTTTCCGTTTTGAGAGTAGTACTCAATCGAGTCTGCACCGATCGTGTACTTGTCGTATTTCGAATCAGGCAGGCGGCGAAGTGCTGCCAAGTCCGTCATCAAATCGTCCCAAGTTTTTGGGTTAACATAGAGAGACAACCCCTCCATCAAACCTTTGTTGACGGCTTTGCTGATACCTTTTCGGATACCAGTGAAGCTAGCAACAGTAGATCCGATACCTTGAGTCGTTCCACGGAAGAGCGAGTAGGTAGCGATGTTGATGTTGAATGGAGATCCAGTCGTTGCCGACAAGATCTTATGAACACCAATACACTCTTGGAAGCTCGAAGAACCGGCGTTGGCAGATGCGAAGAACAAAAGGTCTCCAGCACCAGTCGAAGCAGGCATCGAGTTAACAGTCACAGTACGAGCATCGATGTCCACCGAAGTGATCGTTGCAGTACCGCGAGAAGTCGTTCCGTTGAACACCTCGATCACAGAACCTTCAGAACCGGCCCAAATGAATGGAGCAAATTCTGCGGTGGTGATGGTGATGGTCGTCGAAGCTACCGAAGCAACAGTTCCGATACCGGATTGACCGTACCAGAGCATTCCTTCAAGACGCTTTCGGAAAGACTTCTGCATGTTTTCAATGACCAAACCAATCGAGTCACGAAAGGCGTTACGGCCTTTGAGAGCACGAGCGATAAGTTCATAGTCAAGTTGTTCGCGAAGCAAAAGCTGCGCGCCTTGAACTTGAGCGTCTTTCATCGTCGCAGGAGCTGCATCTTGAAGCGAGAATGCTCCAGATCCAGAAGCTGCGTGAGTGAAACCGCTTGGGTAAGCCAACGTTACGGGTTGCACCCGCTGTGTTACCCAGTTACCCACTGGGGAGTGGTCATTTCTGCCACCCTCTACCGCTTCTTATGAAACTCAAAATGCAGGCCACCGGTAGAGTTGCGCTTTCCGTTACAAACAACACTGATCTTCGAATACTGAAGACCAAGCTCTTTGGCGGCATGGCGCGCACTTGGATAGACTTTACCCGTCTCAATACAAATCACTGGCTTAGCGTGAGTATTGAAATGAGCCTTTCTCCAGATCTCTCCGTTGGTAGCCCCTGCTCTAGAAACCTGCCCACTAGCAGATCCTGGGCGTTTATTTAACCCAAGCTCTACAAGCCGATAATGCTCAATCAGCTTTTTTTCTAATATAGCCGCCTCTATTTGAGTCAGATATTCGGCAACAATTTCAACCGAGTAACTATCATCAAGTCGATGCTTCCACTTGTGGTTATAGAATCGGTGAGTAACACTTCTTCCAGTCATTCCACAGTAGACTATATCTTTGGACCTGTTTCTAATTAGGTACACTTTGTAGTTTTTCATCGCGTTGTTCCTTTCCAGGATTCCGCTGCGTTTATACGGTAGGTCGGACGGTTTGGATCTTATACATCATACTCGGATGAATATATTGACGAACAACCGTAAGAAACAGTGCTCGGTTATGCGCATCCGATACTTTTAAGCATGGGTACTTTTTCTTCTCGAGATAAATTTTAAATATTATCCCAGTTTTAAGGAAAATGGCTTCCTTTAAAGCATTGGCGTCTTCCAAAGAAAACCCACCAGCGCTTATTTTAAAAGCCTTAACTTTCCCATTATTGTATTCAATAGATCCGTCGTCCATAAACCAAACGGCCAAAGAAATGTCCGAAAAGTGCTTTACCACGTAATCGGTCACCCTTTTTTTGTCATCGACGTAAAACCTTCGATGAAGGGCCGTAAATTTATGATGCGACCTTGTTAGAAAACGATAGAATGGCTGCCTTTTGGTTCCAGCGGGAGCGGTCATGGTGGTAGAAAGCCATTGCCTTGTTTCCACTCCGAACGCTCTTCCCAAAAACCTAAGCTTCCATTCTCCATATTCCAACTGTGCCTGACAGTGACCAAACTCAACGCACTTGCTCTTCTTTCCAGAAAACCAAGCGTCGCCAAGAATCATCCCTATCAAGAAGGATCTTTTGAAATTCTTTCCCACACTTTTCACTCCGGCTCCTTTTCAGTTGTCGGCTGTTTTTAATGCAATCCAAACTCAACTATCGCATCACCCCTTGGGGTGCCCTCTCACTTAGTCTCTCACGGTGCTTTCGCTTCCGCCCTGTTGCCCTGTTTTCAGGGGTTCCAAGTCAATCAGAGAAGGTTTATATCAGCAGCTTTTAGCCACCAATAGCAGGTTTTTCACCTGCCTATCACCATTTATTCAACAAAAATGATAGAGGTTCCCTGTTTGTTGCGCTTTTGGCACAAATGCCACGTCTTTTTGAAGTGAACAGATCTCGGGGACCAAGTCCACGATACCATCTGCATAGGCTTCTTTAAGAAGGCCCGCTAGTGTACTAATTGTTTCTGGTGCGTCTGCCATATTATGGCTCTCCTTGAGGACATCAAAGCAAGCGCAAGCTTATTAGGCGGCCTACCTTGAGCCTTTATTGTTCTTGTGAGCGGAGTTTTTCCATGTATTCACGGTATTCCTTCTCGCCCATAGGTTTTTTTGATGGTTTACGCTCGTGCCAGGGTAGTGTTTGGTTTTTTTCTTCCCTCGTTGTTTTCACAGTAGAGGTACTTTTCCCATTAGACGTCTTGGCGTTAAGCTGGCTTAGTTCGAATTCCCGAAGTTTCCGCCTCATCGCTGATCCCATTTTCTCCGCCACTACTTCTACTGGTAGGAGACCTAGAATCTCAGGAAGCTGACTATCAAGGAATGTCTTTTCAACTCTAGCAACCGTTTGGTCCCACGGCAAGTCTATGCCTTGCTTCTCAGCTGAGAGTTTAGTTGCTGCTGCCATTTTCACAAAGAATGTGTGTCTTGGTAGCTTTGAGTTTTGGAAGGCTTCGGCAAGTTCTCGGTCAACAGTCTCTCGGACTTGGTTTTCTTCCTTCTCGTTTTGAAGCCGAAGCTCTTCGTCTTTCTTTTGTTTCTCAATGGCTTTGTACTGTTCAAGCTCACGCTTAGCTTCCATAAGCTCTCGTTGCTCTGGAGACATAAGCTCTCGCTCAACCTTTTCAGACAACCACTCCTCAGCAACAGAGTAAGGGTCCTTGTTGAGAAGCTTGAAGTATTCTTTAGGGTTATCAAGAGCTAGCTTTGCAAGTTGTTGGATTTGCTTTTGCGCTTGAGCTGCTTCTTGAAGCCTTTTGTTTGAAGTCTTTGCAAGTTGTTGGTTCTTAATCACTTCCTTTAGTGGAAGCTCCATAACCTCTCCGTCAACCTTCACTTTGACGAGGGCGTCCATATCGCCTTCAGCAAGGTAGCGCTTCATCGCTGCTTGAGCCTGGGCCTGGGCTTCTGCAGTGACTGGCGCTCCTTGTGTTTGTGGACTTGTTTGGTCAACTACTGGTTCAGAGGACTGGGTATCGGTGTTTAGTTCATTCATTCAAGACTCTCCCTTGAGTGGTTTTGGTTAGTAATCAAATAGTATCTACAAGGTAGATATCTACTGAGTACGCTGCAGATGCGGCCGTATTCGACGACGACGTCGCAAGATCGTAGTTTCCATTAAGTAACACTGGAATTGGGGTTGTAACGCTTGATGCGGTTTGACCAGGGATAGCAACGAAGTCACTGTTTCCACCGGTGAAATCAATCCCCGAGCAAGCTCCAAAGAAGTACGTATTGTTTGATGCGCCAGTCTCACCCAAAAGAAGGGAAAAAGTAGCGTTTGGGTTCGTTCCAGCATCCTTCACTACAACCTTAGCAATGAAACCATAAAGGTCCGTAAGAGATGCAGTTGCCCACACTCCCGATCCGTCTGCGGTGTTCGTGAAAGAAACCTTTTTTAAGTACTTTGGTTGTTCAAACCCAATATTAATCATCGTCGTCGTAATCGTTCCAACTGCCATAAAATCCCCTTTTCGTTAGTTAAACTTCGTTTATGAAACAAGACTCATCTATTTATTGAGGAATACCAGGTGCTCCCATAGGACCAGCGGGCATTCCTGGAGGAGGTCCCATTGGTCCTGGAGGCGGACCCATCGGTGGTTGCGGTGGCGCTTGTGGAGGAGCCGGAGGTTCACCTGCAATCTGACTAAAGAATGGGCGTTGTTGCTCGTAAAGCTCTTCGTGCACCATGATATGATCAAGAACCATCTTGGTAAGTGACGAGTTCTTCCTCACCTCTGGGTTTGACAATAGTGCTCTATGTTCTTGTGAGTGAAGAAGATGAGCATCTGTGATCAGCGCCATCACAGGCTTTCCAGACAACATCGAGTCATTCTCTGCGTGAATGGTTGAGAGATCGACTTGGGTTCCTTGGGTCAAAGGCTCAAGGTTACCCGTCTCAAGCACAGTGATGTACTCTTGAGGAACTTTGATTAAGCCCATTTGAATGAGGTTGTTTGCAATCTCCAAACGCCCAGCAGTAGTCCTAGACATTGGGTTACCAAGGTCAACCACCACTCGCTCAATGTTATCAAGATCACTTCCCTTAAAGGACTGCATCGCTGCTTGGTTCATTTTTCCAGCCGTTGCAACAAGGCGCTCCGTCTTTGCGAACTGTTTCAGATACTGAATGATCGTGGTTCCAGTATCCTCAAGTAGTTCCGCCCATGATTGTTGATAAAGACTTGAAAACTGGACGGCCATACTCTGAACAAGTGAGAGAGCAACACCTGATTTCAAGGAGCTTTCAGGGTTTCCTCTTGCTACTGAGTTGATCCCAGAGATCGTTTCAAGAAGCCTTTCAACAAGGTTAAGCGCTGTATAGAGATCTGGTGGGTTTGCAGTCAGCTGAAGGGCTTTTGGTTCTCCCATCTGTGGGTCGTACTTAAGAACTCTTAACCCCCCCATTTGCTGGGCTGAGATGTTTGAGCCATTAGGCATCAAGATCGTTTGCACAGCAGTCGCGTTAAAGTTCGTGAACGCAGACGACAAAAGGTTGTTATAGACCTCTTGAAGATCAATCAAATCAAACGCGTCAGAATACCCTTCCGTCGTTTGGAAGATGTCACCAGGCACAATCCTTCTAAGAGGAAGTTGAGCATAAGGCATCGGCCCATCGTAATAGATTGTATCACTATCTGAGAAGATGATGATTCGGCCATTAGGCATCGAAGGCGAGCGCTTATGGTAGAAGGTGAATACCGGTACATCTTCAGACTCTTCCACCATTCGGAAGCTGTTCTTATAGGTGAAAGACATGTCTTCTTTGGTTTCAAGCTCTAAGATCTTAGATGCTAGATCTGGATGCTCAGCGCAAAGATCCCAACGGTTCTGCCAGCGGCGAGACGTGTACCACTGCATCTTTGAGAAATCTTCAAGGGTCTGATCGTAGTAAACGTCAAAAGGGCCTGGGTTATAGAGATCGACATCCCCATCATACTCAACCTTAAGCTTCGTCTCTCCGTGGATATCCTCATACTCGCTCACCGAGTAGGGTCTACCTTCCGTCTTTGACCAAGTGATCTCAACGTAGCCTTTACCAAAGATAAGAGCATGTTCAGCTGCAACTCGGACGTATCGAATGAGGCGCTTTTCACTAAGATAGGCGTTTAGAATGTTGTTACCAAGTCGGGCTTGCTCAAGCGACGATGGATCAGCGTTGATCGCTCTCACGTCAAAGCTTGGCTTTTGGTTTGTGGCAAGAACAAGGGTGTGTTTCACCAGATTTCGGAAGTGGTTGGCAGTAACGAGTTTGAGCTGACCTTGCTCGCCAGCGGATTTGACGCCAGCTTGACCAAAGTAAGTCCCTTGGAAGTGACGGCCGTAATAGAGTTGGTAGGACTTTCTCCATCTGTCACGAAGGTTTGAAGATCCAAGGTAGTCAGTCCAAGACTTCATGCGCTCGATCATCTCAGAGGCAACGTCTTTGGCTTCTTTTTGCGCGAAATATTCTCTCATATTAGTTGCCCCATGTTGTGTCTGTGACTGAAAGGTTAAGCGTATCGCTCAACTTTTGGAAGTCCTCATCAAACTTTGATTGAATGTGGTCCGCCGTAATCATGTGAGTAAACGGATCGTACTCTATAACGATCGGGTTATGACTCATGTCTAGATTACGGTTAAGGTAGATCAGAGCATCAATAGCGTCCAGGTGGCCAGTGACGGCGCCCCGCATGAAATCTGTTCGTCTTTCATTCCATAAACCCGATAGAATCTGAAATGACAAGCTCTTACATCTTGGGTCAATGATGATCTTTTGCTTCGTGAACCGTAGACGAAGCGTGTTGATAGCAGCTTGCTTGTCGTCTTTACGCGTCGCAATCACCGGGTAGTTGTAGAGCGTTTGGAAGTCGTAGAGTTGTTGAGCGTCGTTGTCAGATACACGGCGCCAAGGGGTTTTAGATCCCCAAAGAGCAGCTTCTTTTCTCTTACAGGCATCGACAATCGACTGAGAGTTTTGGCCGTTTAGAACGAGTTCGTCTTGGATGTAGAGGGTATCCGTTGGGAAGTCATGGGCCGCAAAGAGGACGGCGGTAAAGTCATTGAAGCCAAGATCCATTCCCACATAGTAGGTGCAAGCGTCGGTGACAGTAACGAGTTCGTCTTGGATGTAGAGGGTATCCGTTGGGAAGTCATGGGCCGCAAAGAGGACGGCGGTAAAGTCATTGAAGCCAAGATCCATTCCCACATAGTAGGTGCAAGCGTCGGTGACAGTGAAGGTTTTGACGTGGATCTCAGGCTTGTACTCAGGGATCACAAGTCTCTCAGGAGTTGAGACAGGCTGACAAAGGTACTCACGCTTGAAGGCAGGCGAATCAATCCCACCTGAGTCCTCGATAGCTTTCTCAATGTCTTCTTTGGTGAGCATGCCGTTATCGTAAATGGTTCTTTCAATGAAGCGGTCTTCTGCTTTCGCAAGAGCCACTCGCCCATAGTAAGGATGGCCAAGGTCTTCGCAAGGGGTACTACAGATGATGAGCTGACCTCTTGTGGTGAGGAGTTGGGGCATGAGGATAGTTTCAACAATCTCAGGACAGTTCCAAAAGGCGTACTCATCACAGACGATAAGATGAGCAAACGCTCCCCTAGCAGTCTTTCCCTTGTCTTTGTTGACGCCCATCAGGAATAGCTTTGATCCGTTAGGGAAGCGGTAGAAGGAATCGATTGCTTGATACTTAGGTTTGAGATGGTCTGGGCAGTTAGCCACGATCTTTTCAAACTCAGGCTGGACGATGGTTCTTGCCATGTCTTTGTCAGGACAGATCCATTTGACGACCCACCCAGGATTTTGCATAAGAAGGTCAATTGAGTAACAAAGTGTAGTAAACGACTTACCCCACCTTCTACTTATTTGTAGAAGCGGATTCTTTTTATGAATTCTATTTTCGATGAAGAATTTATAGATGGGTTGTTGGTCGGTTCTAAGTAGGCAATAACCCGCAAGGCCTGTGCCCCAAAGCTCCTCAGCCTTCAATCGGTTTTCTTTCCGAATCTGTCAATGATATCTAAAATCTGTTGAGGATCAGATATGGTGGTGTTGTTGATTGCGTGCGCCACCTCTTCGGGTTGTTTGTCTCTCCACTTGAATCGGTTCTTCATGTTCATGAACCAAAGGGCACTGTTGAAGTGTTGGGCCTTGAGTCCTTTTCGTCCTTGTTCTTCCCACCAAGCTTGGCAAAGGATGCGGGCACGTTTGATGACTTCGGCGAAGAACTCGTCTTTGAGAAGGCTTTCCCATGTCTCGGTACAGAGGACTCGGTATTTGGCGATTGCTAGGTTCTTTCTGATCTCGATGTCAGACATCCCTTGGGAACCACAGTCGATGGCGACCTCTTCCCAGTTAGGAAGAAGATCGAACCGGGTGAACTTACGCCTTCCGCCCTTTCGTTTTAGAGTGGGTACGGTTGCCATAATATTTATTATAGCTCCGGTATTGGGATAATTGCGAGTTGGAGGAGTCGATCTTTGAGTTCGGCTACCTTGATGATCTCTTGGGCTTGGGTGTTGTCAAAGGTGAGGGTGAGGTTCCATCCGCCGTCTGAGGTGGTGGTTGCTTTCGAGAAGATGCCCGTGAGGGTAATCGCTTGAGATGTAAGATCACTCATTCATTTGAGAGCTTAAGGGGAGTGAACAAGATTGGTCAAGTATTTCTTGAATGGTTACATGGATCGCATGAGCTTGAAGGCTTGGAGTTCGTTTTTGAGATCTTTGATGTCTTGCTCGATTTGGGATGAGTTTGAGAGTTCTTTAGCTTTCTTTGACTCAATGAAGGCGGCAAAGAGGGAGGTGGTTGCAAGGGTGAGAAGGGCGTAGAGAGATGGGGAGGCGGCAGAGATGAGAAGAGGGACGCCGACTAGGACAATGGATTCGGTGGTGATGGACTGGTTTTTATAGAGCATATGGTTTGATTACTCTTCTTTTACCAGGGTCTCAACTAAATCAATCTGGTTAAAAACCCACTTTTCGATACTTTCCATATCGTCATCCCACGCGCTACTTTTCCTCTCACAGTCGTCAATACAGTCTTCGTATGTGTCCAAAAGCTCGGTTATCCCAACGCACAGCTCCTTAAGTTCTTTGAGGATTTTCTCTTTATTTGTCATGGTGGTACGGCTTGTATCTGCTTAATTATACTTTATCCACTTACATTAAGGGTGATGACTTCATCTAAGAAGGGTTTCTTATAGTTACCCCTCCAGACTTCAAGGGGTCCGTGGCCATAAAAGGGCCAGAGCTTTTTAAATATTTTAAAGCGCTCGTCTTCGATGCCCTTCGCCTCACAATAAACGGTGTTTCCGGAAGCGATGTCAGTAAACGAGAAGTCAATTTTCCAGGCTATTTCGGCTTTGGTTAAGAGAACTTTGTGTTGACGTCTGATATCTGTAATTTC